GACATGAGGTAAAAATGAGTACAACCACAACTGTATTACCACCACCTATTCAGCAAAAGTTTAACGCAAAGCTATTGGCTACGCCACAATCAAGGCTTATCCATGGCATGTGCGCTACTCCTTATGAAATGACTGATAGAAGTGGTGATGTTCAACGTATGAGACGTTATACAAGGTTGGCTACAGCACCAGTGCCTTTAGGCCCTGCGATGTTGAATCCACCTGTACAGACTTTACATGCTGTAGATATTGATGCAAAGATTGACTGGTACGCGACATATGTGATTATAACTAAGCAAGTTACGCTTATAAATCAGGACCCTAAACGACGAAGTGGGGTCTCTAAATTATCTCTAATTGACTTGGAAGCCTACGTTATGCAGGAGGCTGCATAATATGGTGACAAGGGGCAAGTCTTTATTGTTTAAGTGCGTGATTGTGAAATCTAGAATTAAGTTTTCTAATCTTTTTCATAAGATTAGTTCTTATTTCAAGAATTTCATTAGGAAGTCTTTTACTACCCCAATTTTTAAAAGTCTTTCTAAGTTCAATCATTACTTTGCAATGCTCTTTTTTTATAACAAGATATGGTTCAAGAAGAGGAAGAAAGTAATTCAAAGCTTCTCCACCGAGAGACCAAGAATATACCCCTCTATAAAAAGCTTTTTTTGCCGTCCATCGATAAGTATTTTGAGAGCATCCTGTAAAATGTTCTCTAAGCCAATCGATAAGACTAATATCACAAGAAGTTATCTTTACAAGAGTGTGCCATTGTTGGCGTGTTCCGTATTGGCCTTGTTTTATGTGTCCAGCATAGAAGCAACCTTCCCCATCAATGACACCTGCCAAATAAGCGAGTTCAGTGGGAAGTTGACCTGTTTTGAAAATTGTTTTTCTAGCCATAATGAACCCCCGTTCATTGGTTATAATACAATAATAAACGAAAGAGTAGTTAAAGCACAGCCTAAACGACTGAACGAGATAACCCAACATGGGATGCGACAGTCTGAACTCCAGAGGAAACCTGGAGAGGAGGGGTCGAAGAACCTTTCCCGCCAGAAATGGTCAGTAAGCTTAACAGCCGAAAGTAACAGTTTGGTTTTAAATGAAGCTATAGCCAGATTAGGCCAGTCCATGAGAGAAACAGAGGACGAGCTAATTCGTGACATGCTTGCAGGAACTGCATCTGTAATTAACTGCGTAGCTGGAGTTAACGGTGATAATCCAACTGAGATTACCCGTGCGGATATCGACGGAATCACAGCTGTTCTACAGAACAATGACGGTGACTTTATAGCTACCGTTATAGAAGGACAAGACAAGTTTGGTACCGGACCTGTTCGTGATAGTTATTTTGGCTTAAGTCATACAGGAATGATTGGGCAACTTGAAGCATGTAATGGCTTCCTTTACAAAGCCCAGTATGCTAGCCAATCAAATATTAGCCCATCAGAATGGGGCAATGTTGGAAATGTACGCTTTTTCTTGTCATCTAGAGGAAGCATCACAACTGCCGGATCGCTGCTTGGAGCTAATATTTATAACAACTTCATCACAGCACAAGATTCATATGCTAAGATCGAACAAAACAGTGTATCTGCTAAGTTCATCTACCACCCTCCAGGACATGGAGACGACCCTGCCGAACTACGGCAGACAGGAGCTTGGAGAATGGCTCAGGTTCCAAAAATCACAAACGATGCGTGGATTATAAGTCTACGCGCAACATTAGGTTAAGGGGGTAAACTTATGAGTACACCAATGGCATTGATTGCTAAGGGATCGTTTATCTCTGACGGAGCTGCAAGAACTGTTGAGTTCCCATGCCCTATAGACTATTTCATTGTTAGAAATAGAAGCCTATGGGGAACAGCCCCTACTGCGGTTGTAGAATCTACATGGCATAGAGGATATGCAGCTGGACAAGCAACCCATATTTCAGAGGGTGGAGCATCAGCTTTAACTGCTACAGCAACAGCTGCTGCAGGAGCTGGCTTTACAGAGATAGACAATTCTATTCTTACCCCTGGAGCTTTAGTAGCTACTGGTACAGCGATTACAAACGCTACACCAGGTGTTGTTGCAGATGCGACCACTCCTCCTTTAGGAAGTGTTGTTAGAATGCTTAACACTACAGGCATGTTACAGATTGCAGGACTAGAGTTTACTGTTACAGCTATAACTCCAGGTGTTAACTTTACACTAGGGTATATGGTTGGAGCTGGTTATGCTGCAGCAGCAACAAACGCTGACTACAGAGTGATACCTAACAATAGATTCTTCCCAAGAAGAAGGTGGATACAGAACATTACAGTAGCAGCTGCTGCGGTAATGTCAACATCTGTTGCTCATGGATACGCTGTAGGCGCTAAGATTACTATTAACAATCCTGATGCTAACTTCGGTATGCCGGAGATTAATGGTTTAAGAGGAACTGTAACTGCGGTAACTGCTAACACAATTACCACAGATATAGACTCAACCACATTTACTGCATTTGCTTATCCAACTTCAGCTATAGCAGCAACAGGTGTTACACATCCTGCTGTTGTACCTTATGGCGAAGTATCCACATTGTTAACTCAAGCAACTGATAACACTGAAAATTCTGGATTATTTCTAGATACAGCTGTTGTCGGACTTAATACTAACGTGATGGATTGGTTGGCATTTAGCCGTGATATGGTAACGATATAGTTATTTATTTAGGATGGGGACTTTTTGTCCCCTCCCTTTTAACCGTACGAAGATATCGTACAACTACCAAATTGGTAGGTTTTGGTATTAAATTGGTAACAAGCAAAGGAGCTTTATGAGTTTTGTAACAGAAGTCTTACCGACAAAAAGAGAAAAACTATCCCCAGAGGCTAAGAAAAAAGCATCTGAAATAGTAGAAGCAGCACGCAAAGAAGATGAAAAGATGGTTACTGGAGTCTTTAAGAACCAGGAATCTCCTGGAGGAGACCTTACGTTCGCATACCGTGGATATAAGGGTGAGCCTATAAGGGTTTATAACCTAATAGATGGAGAAAGCTATACCATACCGTTGGGCGTAGCTCGACATATCAACAGACAATGCAAATATAAAAAAAGCGCATACTTAGTAGACAAAACAGGAAAGCCAATGATAGGAGCAGGTAAAGCTACACAGAGATACGAATTTAGCTCTACAGACTATATGTAGAAGGAGGAGCCATGAGCGTTGCAGATTTTATTCCTAAAAGAAGAGTGATAACTGCCATTACTAATGCACAGAACGCCGTTGCTACAGCTGCTAATCATGGATATGCCTCTGATGAATATGTAAGAATTAACGTTCCGGTAAGTTACGGAATGAGATTGGGAAGCATTGCTGCACGAATAACCGTGATCAATGTTAACACATTTTTTTTAAACGTAAGCACGTTGTTGATGGATCCATTTGTGGTACCTGGAGTGCCTTTAACTAGATCTGAGGTACTTCCAATATCGGAGATGACGAACAATGTAGCTGTGTAGCAAGGGGAAGATATGGCAGTAACAGGCACATTAGAACAGATACGGGCTAAGGTTCGTAAGGTAACAGGAATGTTATCTCCAAATCAGTTGTCAAATGATGATTTAGATGACTACATCAATGACTTTTATCTATATGACTTTCCGGCACACGTAAAGACATGGAACTTAACTACTGCATTGCCCCCTATCTGGGGACCTAATGAAAACCTTGCGCCAGGCATACCTTTTTATGTATTTGACTGGAATGCTTATACAAATATATCGCCTCCATTCTATGTGGGTGGTTATGAAATACAGTATTTCCAAGACCAAGAATCATTTTTTAATATCTTCCCTACACGCACATTTAGAACACGATTAGCTACTGGAGATGGAACACCCGGTCCATACGTTGGTACTATTTCTCAAACGCCAATACTAACTCAGGGAATCTTTGTTTCTACGATAGATGCAGCCGGCAACTCTTTAGTCACAAGCGCTAATGGAGCTGGACAATTCGATGGAACTGGAGTCGTGGCACCAACACCTGCCGGAGGAACTGTTAATTATATAACCGGTGCTGTAGCAGGACTGACCTTTACCGCTAACATTGCTGTTGGAGAACCTATCTGGTCGCAGACAATGACTTATACGTCTGGAAGACCTCAAGCTGTCCTATTTATTGACGGAGCCCTTTTTTTCTATCCTGTTCCGGATATAGCCTATGAATTCAGTTGCAAGGTCTATCAAGTACCGGATACTCTAGAAGCTGGAGACCAACCAATTATCCGTGACTGGTGGAATCTTATAGCATACGGAGCAGCACTTAAGATCTTTGCTGATAACATGGACATGGAAAGTTACTCAAAGATAGACCCTCTCTTTAACAAGCAATTGCGCTTGGTAGAAAGAAGAACTCTTTGCCAGATAAAAAACCAGCGAGTGGCGACTATTTACAATCAATCGCCGAACGCTAGAACCCCGTTTAGCTCAACATTATAGGAGGAGCAAATGACTTTTGACCCAAATATTCCTCAGGCAGCTCAGCGTCCCAGCCTATCACAGGGGCATCTTTTAACTAACTTTACTGCTCTTAACACCGTCTTCGGGGTAGACCATTTAGCTTTTAATGCTGTGAACGGAGGAAAGCATACCCAGTCTACTTATAGGTCAACGGGAGTATTTCCCGCTCCTCCTGGTAACTTAGCAGGCGAGGGGTCTGTTTATGTTAGTAACTCTGGAGGTACTAGACAGCAACTTTATTATCAAAGAGAAAGTGGTGGAATAGAAATCCCCATAACTCCATTGATAGGTGGCTTCTGTAGAGTAAGTGCTCTTGGCGCACTAGTAGGCGATAACTTTAATGTTGCCGGAGTTGTTTATGCTGCTGGCGTTTACACCATTACATTTACGAACAACCTAACCTCAACCAATTATGCTGCACTGGTTACCGTACATGATTCTGGAGAGGCCTATACACAAAACAGTGCAGTTGGATCTATTGGAGTTGTGACAGCACTATCTAACGGTGCTGCTATACAAAGACCTTTTTCACTTCTTATTATTGGAGAAATTGCTTAATGCCTAAGTTGTTCATAGGCCCTTATGAGTCTGGCCTGCAAAAGAATCTAGAGCCCTGGATGCTCCCTAACGAGGCCTTCCCAACATTGGAAGATGCATACGTATGGAGAGGAAGGGTTAAGAAGAAAGAAGGCTATAGCTTTGTAGGAAGATTGCATAGACTAGGCGGTAAGATACCAGACTTAATAGGAACTACAATAGCCCCCGGTGCTGTGTTTGCTGGAAACATAAATGG